GACTGGCAAGCGGCGAAAGCTGCCAGCCCCGCCCGCATGTGCACCGCAACCCTGATCAACGATATCGAGGCATACTGATGATCCGTCTGAACCTGACCGCCACGCCACAATGGCTGGACCTCGCCCCTGGTCTGCGCCTGCTGGTCGGCCCCCTGACCACCGCCCTGATGGTATCGGCCCGCGCCGATCCGGCAATCGAAGGACTGCCCGAAGGTGCCAGCCAAGAAGACCTGGCACTGGCCATGGCCAAGGCCGTGGCCCGCCGCGCGGTTCTGGATTGGGAAGGTGTCGGCGATGACGCAGGCAACATAGTCCCCGTCTCCCCCGAGGGCATCGATGCCCTTCTGGAAATCTGGCCGGTCTTTGAGGCGTTCCAGACCCAATACGTTGCGCGCGGCCTGATCCTGGACGCGGAAAAAAACGTCTCCGCGCCCTCGCCGAGTGGTCCTTCGGCGGGGGCGACGGCTACTGTGCGGCCTGCACGGGGCGCTGCCCCGAGTGCCCCGCAAGACTGAACCAGCCCCAGACGCAGGAGGGCTGGCAGGTCTGGGATCTGGTCGGCCGCCTCGGGGGCCAACTACGTGTGATCCCCGGCGCTGTGTTGGGCTGGGACATGGGCGCGGCCCTCGCACTCGCGGCCGCGCTGGGCATCGACGCCCTGATCGCCGCCGAACTGCTGCCCGAGATCGAGGCGGTGATGGTCCGCAAACTGAACGAGCAAATGGAAGGAAGCCGCGATGGCTGAAAAGAGAGTCAGCGTCCGCCTCGTGGCGGAGGGCGGCCGCCAGGTCCGCGCGGAGCTGGAAGGTGTTGGCGAGGCCGGAGCGCGCGGGTTCGGGCGGCTGTCGCGCGAGATGGACATGGCGAATGCGCGCGTTGCCGCCTTTGCCCGCCGCGCCACGCTTGCCGCCGCTGCTGCCACTGCGGCGCTGGCGGCGGCGGGGGTTGCGATGATCCGCTCTGGCCTGCAGACCGTCGATGCGCAGGCCAAGATGGCGCAATCTCTCGGCACGACCGTCGCCAGCCTTCAGGTGCTGGAGCGGGCGGGCGATCTGGCTGGCGTGTCGATGGGTCAGGTCGAGCAAGCCACCGTGCAGCTGACGCGGCGGCTGAGCCAGGCGGCTGCGGGCACCGGACCAGCGGTCGATGCCCTGGACCGCCTGCACGTCTCGGCCGAGGAGTTGCAACGCCTGCCGCTCGATGCGCGCATTGCAGCCATTCAGGAGGCGCTCGGGCAGTTTGTCCCCGAAGCCGAACGCGCGGCGGTGGCCTCGCAGCTCTTCGGCGATCGCGCGGCGCTGGTGTTCACCCGGATCGACACGGCGACACTGCGCCAGGCGACCGAGGATGTGCTCGCCTTCGGGGTTGTCGTTTCCGAAGCTGACGCAGACCAGATTGAGCGTACCAATGACGCGATCTCGCGTCTCGGCCTGATCTGGCGCGGGCTGTCGAACCAGCTTGCTGTCGCGGCCGCGCCTGCGTTGGAGGAGGTGGCCAACGCCATGGCCGCCATTGCCAGCCGCACCGGGCCGCTGGGCATCGCGATCAAGGCGCTCTTTGACAACCTGGGACGGCTGACCACTTATGCCGCGACGTTCGCGGGCATCATGGCCGGGCGCTGGGTGGCTGGTATGGCGGTGGCGGCGCTATCCGTGCGCGGGCTGGCCACCGCTCTGGTCTTCCTGCGTGGGGCACTGATCCGCACCGGCATCGGGGCGCTGATCGTCGGCGCTGGCGAGCTGGTCTATCAGTTCTCTCAGCTGGTGGCCCGGGTTGGCGGCGTGGGCGAGGCGTTCCGGCTGCTTGGCGATCTGGCCAAGGAGGTTTGGTCCCGCATGGGATTGGCACTGGATGGTGCGCTGGCACAAATGGCGGCTGGGTGGGAGGGGCTGAAGGCCGCAAGTCTCACGGCACTTGAGGGCACCATCGCTGGGGTTGTCAGCTTCGGCGACCGGACGGCGGCGATTTTCCAAGGGGCCTATGATGCAGCCGTGGCGATCTGGGGCAGTCTGCCCGGTGCCATCGGTGACTTCGCGTTCCAGGCAGCGAACGGGCTGATCAGTGGCGTCGAGGCGATGCTGAACGGTGTCGTCACCCGGATCAACAGTTTCATCAACGGATTGAACGCCGCACTGGCGCTGCTGCCGGAATGGGCAACGGGTGAAGGTGGGGTCCGGATCGGCACGCTGGATCCGTTGGAACTGGCGCGGATCGGCAATCCGTTCGAGGGTGCGGCAACCGCAGCGGGTGCCGCCGCAGCCGATGCCTTCTCCGCCGCGCTGTCGCGCACGTATCTGGAACCACCTGACCTCGGTCTTGGCACGATGGCTGATGACGCGCGAAGCCGCGCCGACGGTTACCGCGAAGCCGCAGGCATGCTCGCCGATGCCGCCGGTCGACCGTTGGCCAGCTGGCAAGCCCTGCGCGACGCCGTGACTGGCAGCGGGGCGGAGGCTGAAACCGCACTGGCCGATGCTGCGGCCTCGGCGGATGCGCTCGGGCTGGAATTGGACGAGACTGCCGCCGCTGCCAGTGGTGCGGGAGCCGCGGCGCGCGCTGCCGGAGCAGCAGCAGCCGAGGGCGCGGAACAGGCCGCAACCGGCTGGGGCGCAGTCACCGCAGCACTCGCCGACTATGCCGCCAAGGCCCGCGACATTGGTGGCGATATCGGCCAGACACTGGTCGGTGCATTCCAAAGCGCCGAGAACGCCGTGGCCACCTTCGTCAAAACCGGCAAGCTCGACTTCCGCGATCTGGTCACCTCGATGATCGCTGATTTGGCGAAACTGGCCGCGCGACGGTTCATCCTCGGTCCCATCGCCGACGCATTATCCGGCGCGCTGGGCGGTGCGGGCGGTTTGTTTGCAGATATCCTGCATGGCGGTGGCGTGGTCGGCACGGCGGGCAGCCAACGCCTGGTGCCAGCCATGGTCTTCGCCGGTGCCCCGCGTATGCATTCCGGCGGCTGGGCAGGCATCAAACCCGACGAGGTTCCGGCGATCCTGCAACGGGGTGAGCGGGTGCTGTCGCGCCGGGAAGCTGCTGGCTATGGCCAAGGGCAGAGCGCCGCCCCGACTATGTCTGTCACAATCAACGCGCGTGACGCCGAAAGCTTCCGGCAATCCCGCACGCAGGTCGCCGCTGATATCGCCCGCGCCGTGTCGCTGGGCCGGAGGGGCATGTGATGGCGTTCCATGAGGTGCGCTTTCCCGACAATATCAGCCGTGGCGCGCGGGGCGGGCCTGAACGGCGCACCCAGATCGTGGAACTGGCGAGCGGCGACGAAGAGCGCAACGCAAGCTGGGCCAATTCCCGCCGCCGCTATGATGTGGCCTATGGTATCCGTCGCGCTGATGATCTGGCTTTGGTCGTCGCCTTCTTCGAGGCGCGCAACGGCCGACTGCATGGCTTTCGGTTCAAAGACTGGGCCGACCACAAATCCTGCCTGCCCTCGCAGGCACTCGCCCCAACGGACCAGCCTATCGGCACCGGCAATGGTGCCGTCACTACGTTTGCGCTCCTGAAATGCTATACCTCCGGCGCGCAAAGCTGGACCCGCGCCATCGCCAAACCGGTCGCGGGCACCGTCCGAATGGCCCTGAACGGCGTCGAGCAGATGACCGGCTGGAGTGTCGATACCACGACCGGCAGTGTGACCTTCAATACCGCCCCCGGTGCGGGTGTCGCAATCACGACAGGCTTCGAATTCGATGTGCCCGTCCGCTTCGACACCGACATGCTGGACGTGACCCTCGATATTGAACGGCTGGGGTCAATCACATCCATCCCCCTGGTGGAGATCCGCAGATGAAATCGCTTTCCCCTGCGCTGCAGGCCCATCTGGACGATGGCACAACCACCTTGTCCTGGTGCTGGAGGATTTCGCGATCAGACGGCGTGGCGCTGGGCTTCACCGATCATGATCGCGCCCTCAGTTTCGATGGCACCGAGTTTGAGCCCGAAAGCGGGTTTACAGCCTCGGAAATTCGTTCTGGCTCTGATTTGGCCGTCGATGCGCAGGACGCGACCGGCGTGCTAACCTCGGACCGGATCACCGAGACCGACATCCTCGACGGGCGCTGGGACAATGCTGCGGTGGAGCTGTGGCGGGTGAACTGGGCCGACACTGGCCAGCGTGTTCTGCTGCGCCGGGGCGCGGTGGGGCAAATCCGGCGCGGGCGTTTGGCGTTTGTCGCCGAGGTGCGATCCTTGGCGCATGTGCTGGGCCAGACCGTCGGGCGGACGTTTCAGGCGGGGTGTGATGCGGCGTTGGGCGATGCGCGCTGCGGAATCGATCTGGAAAACGCCGTCTACAAGGGCTCGGGCGTGGTCACCGATATCTTGCGCGACCGGGCGTTCATGGCCTCGGGGCTGTCCGGCTTTGACGCGGGCTGGTTCACCTCCGGCACAATCACCTGGACCAGCGGTGCCAATTCCGGGCGGATCACTGAAGTGCTGGCCCATGGATTGGCCGATGCCATCGCCACCCTGACCCTCTTGGAAGGCCCGGTGCGCGCCATCGCCGAGGGGGACAGCTTCATCGCGCGGGCGGGCTGCGACAAGCGCATCGCCACCTGTGGGGCAAAATTCGCCAACACCGCTAACTTTCGCGGGTTCCCAAACATTCCAGGCCAAGATGCCGTGTTGCGCTATGCCAGCCAGGATGGTGGGCATGAGGGGAACGTGCTCTGATGACCGTTGATCCCGTTCTCGTCGTCGCCACAGCGCGGTTATGGCTGGGCACACCCTATCACGACCAAGCCAGCCTGCGCGGGGTCGGCTGTGATTGCCTCGGGCTGGCACGTGGCGTTTGGCGCGACGTTGTCGGGGATGAGCCTTTCCCGATCCCGCCCTACAGCCGCGATTGGGGCGAGACCGGGCCGCACGAGGTTCTGGCGGATGGCGCGCGCCGGATGATGCGGGAGGTCGCGCTGACTGAAACCATCCCCGGCGCGCTGCTCCTGTTTCGCATGGCCCCGCGCGCTATCGCCAAGCATGTCGGCATCCTGACCGCGCCGGACCGCTTCATCCATTCCTACGAACGGCTGGGTGTCGTGGAGGAAATCCTGACCCCGATCTGGCGACGGCGTATCGCCTTCGTATTTCTGTTCCCCAAACGCTGAGGCCTCACACATGGCAACTCTTGTCCTCGGCGCTGTCGGCACTGCCATCGGCGGCGCTTTTGGCGGCGCGATCCTCGGCTTTTCTGGTGCCGCGATCGGTGGCTTCATCGGCTCGACCATCGGGTCGGTCGTCGACAACTGGATTGTGTCGTCCCTCGCCCCGGCTCAACGCATCGAGGGCGCGCGGCTGGATAGCCTGCGCATCTCGTCCTCGACCGAAGGCGCAGTGATCCCGCGCCTCTTTGGCCGAATGCGCATCGGCGGCAATATCATCTGGGCTACGGATTTTCGCGAAGAGGTCAACACCACCAGCCAAGGCGGTGGCAAGGGCAGCGGGCCGAAGGTCACCACCACCGAGTATCTCTACTATGCGTCTTTCGCCGTCGCCTTGTGCGAGGGGGAGATCACCGGTATCGGCCGCGTCTGGGCAGACGGCAAGGCGATGGATATGACCGGCGTCACCTGGCGCTGGTATCCCGGCGACGAGGCGCAAAGCCCCGATCCCTTCATTGCGGCCAAGATGGGCGCGGCCAACACCCCCGCCTATCGCGGCACCGCCTATGTGGTGTTTGAGGAGCTGGACGTCAGCGGTTTTGGCAACCGCCTGCCGCAGATCAGCTTTGAAGTGTTCCGGCCCCTCGCCGATCCCGACACGGCCGAGGGGCTGGTCAAAGCCGTCACATTGATCCCAGCCTCTGGCGAGTTCAGCTATGCAACCGCTCCGGTCAAGAAATCCACCGGTGCCGGTGGTGCGACCGTTGCCGAGAACCTGAATGCGATTTCCGATACCGCCGATATCGTCGTGGCGCTGGATCGCCTGCAATCCATGGCCCCCGCAGTGGAAAGCGTCAGCCTTGTGGTGGCGTGGTTCGGCGATGATCTGCGGGCAGGCAATTGCAAGGTTCGGCCTGGCGTCGAGGTTGCGGCCAAGACCACGACACCCTCGTCCTGGTCGGTAAATGGCGTCAGTCGCGCCAGTGCCTTTCTGGTCAGCCGGGATGCCGAAGATCGCCCCGTCTATGGCGGAACACCGGCGGATTTCGCAGTGGTGCAGGCGATCAAGGAAATGAAGGCGCGCGGGTTGCGGGTGACCTTCTATCCGTTCCTGCTGATGGACGTGCCGCCCGGAAATACCAAACCCAATCCATATAGCGCCAATGCCGCCGGGGTGGGCCAGCCGACTTTTCCCTGGCGCGGGCGGATCACCTGTTCTCCAGCGGCCGGTTATGCCGGGTCCGTAGACAAGACCGCCACGGCCTCGACGCAGGTCACGGCGCTGTTCGGCACCGCCAGCCCTGCCAACTTTGCCGTATCGGGCGAAACCGTCAGCTGGACCGGTTCCGTGGGCGAATGGTCGCTGCGCCGGATGATCCTGCACTATGCGCATCTCTGCAAAGCCGCAGGTGGCGTCGATGCCTTTTTAATCGGTTCAGAAATGCCCGGACTCACAACCATCCGCTCGGGGGCGGCCACCTATCCGGCGGTGCAGGCGTTCCGCGATCTGGCCGCCTAATCAACGATCCGCCGCAGCCAACCACACCTGGTCATGCTGGTTAATTCAATTCGACAATAGTCTTCGTCAACAGGTGCGCCCCGCGGCCGGGAATGACCCACGCGCTGAAGTTCCCTTAGACACTCCCACCGTGTTGCGCTTCCCAAGCGCTCGACCGCATCCCAAATCTCAATGCGTTGAGGATATCCATCACTCGGTGAAGGACGACTGACGACCTCATAGCGCGTTGTTGGTGAAGAAGGTTGTTGCCGCATAATCTGAGGATACGTTCTAAACGCGACGCCGTCCAGCAAATGCCGCACGACGCATTTTGGTATTTTAGAACTGAGTATCCGACGAGCAAACCATGGGTGTTCCGCTTCAAGGATCTGCGAGCTTGGTGGCAAAACTCGCATTTCAACCGACCCGGTGGCGTGGAGAGCGGGACCGCCACCGCTTGGGTGCCACAGTCAAAACCGATCTGGTTCACCGAACTGGGCTGCCCGGCCATTGATCGTGGCACCAATCAGCCGAACGTCTTCTTCGACCCGAAGTCGTCCGAAAGCTTCACGCCATACTTTTCTCGCGGCTGGCGCGACGATGCGATCCAGCGCGCCTATCTGGAAGCGACCTATCTGTTCTGGTCAGCACCAGCCAACAACCCGATCTCCGGCGTGACCGGCGCGCGCATGATCAATGTGCCGGAATGCGCCGCATGGACCTGGGACGCGCGGCCCTATCCATTCTTTCCCGAACTGACGGACGTCTGGACCGATGGCCCGAATTGGCAACTCGGTCACTGGCTGACCGGGCGGCTGGGCGCGGTATCATTGGCAGCCCTTGTTCGCCACCTTTGCCTGCGCGCCGGAATGCCGGAATCTCATATCGACGTTTCCGGGCTTTGGGGTGCCGTCGAGGGCTATGTGATTTCCGCACTGGAAGCCCCGCGCGCGTCGATTTCAACGCTGGCCCGCCACTTCGGCTTCGATGCCGTTGAGAGCGAGGGCCGCATTCGGTTTCTGATGCGCGGCCGGATCGCCGGTCTGACCATCAGGCCCGACAGCATGGTGGCCCCCGCCTCGGCACAGGGCGATGTGATGGAACTGACCCGGGCGCAGGAAACCGAACTGCCGCAGGCGTTAAAATGGCAGGTCGCGCGTGCCGACGAGGATTACGATGCCGCACAGGTCGAGGCGCGGCGCATCACCGTCGACACCACGCGCATCGCGTCCGAGGCGTTCCCAATGGCGGTGCCGCCCGAAGAGGCCGAACGCCGTTGCCGTCGTGCGCTGATGGAGGCATGGGTTGGACGCGAAAGTGCCGTGTTCCGCCTGCCGCCCTCGCGGTTGGCACTGGACCCTTGTGACGTGATCCTGCTTGATCATGATGGCCGCCTGACAGAAATGCGGCTGGTCTCGATTGCGGACTCGGACCTGCGGAGCATTGATGCTGTGCGCCAAGACCGTGCCGTCTATGACCTGCCGCCCGGAGAGTCGCGCCCAGCTTCGCTGTCGACGCCCACGGTGTTCGGAACACCCGATGTGATCCTGCTTGACCTGCCGCAGCTACGGGAGGATCAGCCGGCCCATCGTCCCTTTGTCGCCGCCCATGCAAAGCCGTGGCCCGGCGAAATGGCGGTGTATCGCAGCGCCGCGACGGATAGTTTTGCGCTTCTGACCACTTTTGGCGGCCGCGCAAGGACCGGCGTGCTGGCGGAAAGCTTTTATGCCGGGCCGGTGTCGCGCTTCGATCTTGGTAATGCGCTGGTCATCGATCTGTTCTCAGGCACGTTGGAGAGTGTCACCGACATTGCCTTGCTGGGCGGGGCCAATGCGCTGGCGGTAGAAACTGGTCCCGGGCAATGGGAAATCGTCCAAGCGGGGGCGGCAGAGCTGATCGCGCCCGGACGATATCGCCTGACCCGGCTACTGCGTGGCCAACGCGGGACGGAAAACGCGGTCGTCAGCATCGTCCCGACCGGCGCGCGGGTTGTCGTGCTGGACACTACGCTGGCCTCACTGCCAATTGCCGAGGCCGATCTCGGCCTGCCTTGGAACTGGCGCATCGGCCCGGCCTCACGCCCGGTCGGCGATGAAACCTTTGTCGCGGCCACATTCACGCCGGAGGGCGCTGGGCTGCGGCCCTTCTCGGGGTGCCATGTTCCACAGCCATGGCGAACAGCGCGCAGCCCCGGCGATCTGACGATCCGCTGGACGCGCCGGTCGCGGTCGCTGGCGGCCGACAACTGGGGCGCAGGCGATGTGCCCTTGGCCGAGGACAGTGAAGCCTATGAGGTGGCAATCCTCGACGGGCCAACAGTCACGAGAACCTTACAAGTTGCGACCACCTCTGCACTCTACACCGCCGCACAGCAGACCGCCGATTGGGGCGCTCCCCTTGGCCCCGGCCAATCCATCGCAGTTCGGATCTACCAACTCTCGGCCCTGATCGGCCGGGGTGCCGTTCGATCCGTCACGCTCACCTTCTGAAAGCAGGACCATGTCCGACATCACCACCCATCTCCTGCTGCCGTATATCCTGGCATCGCAGGCCCAAAAACACGTCACCCACAACGAGGCGCTTCGGCTGCTGGATGCCATGGTCCAGCTGTCGGTCCTCGATCGCGCGCGCAACACGCCGCCTGCGAGCCCTGCCGACGGTGATCGGCATATCGTGGCCAGTGGGGCCACCGGGCTGTGGGCCGGTTGGGATCTGAACGTGGCCTTCTGGGTTGATGGGGTCTGGATGCGCTTGGTGCCGCGCCCGGGCTGGCTGGCTTGGATCGCGGATGAGGCTGCCTTTGGTGTCTGGAATGGCACCACCTGGGATGCGGTCGGCGAACCGGTGGATGTGTCTGATGCCATCTTCAGTCTGGTGAACAACGCCGATCCAACGAAGAAGGCGACGTTTTCTTTGTCGGGGATCACCACCGGCACCACCCGGACGTTCACCCTGCCAAACACTTCTTCCGAACTGGCGATCCTTGCAGGCACCCAGACGTTCAGCGGCAACAAAACCTTCTCGGGCACCGTGACAGCGTCGGGCACGGTCACCATTTCGGCAGCAGCAGCAACAATTGGGACGGCTACAACGACCGCGACCTACGGGATGGGAACCGGGACCACGACGACCGGCGTCACCAAGACCGTGAACCTCGGCACCAGCGGCGCATCCGGATCAACCACGGTCGTCAACATCGGCTCGGCCACCGCAGGGGCTGGCGGCTCCACGGTGGTGAACACGCCAACCGTCACCTTCGCCAATGCCGTGACACAGGTCGGGATGCCGCAAGCCAACCTGACCGCCCAGCAGCTGGGCCTCGGCGGGGCGACGGCTGACAGCTACAATCGCCTGTCGATCAATGCCCCGGCCATGTTGTTCAACAATGCAGGCGCGGGGATCGAGGCGACTTTCAACAAGAACGCCGCTGGAAACGACGCCGCCTTCGCGTTCAAGACCGGGTTTTCGGCGCGGGCGCTGATCGGGTTGCTGGGCAATGACGACTTCAGCTTCAAGGTCAGCCCGAACGGATCAACCTTTTTTGACGCCATCAGGATCGACCGCAACTCTGGCCGGGTAGAGCTCCCCGAACCCCTGCATATGCCCAGCCTGCCCGCCGCCCCAGACCCGCCGCCCGCAGGCAAGCTCGCCGTCTACGCACGCGACCGCGCCGGGGCCGGATGGCTGGATGTGCAGCGCCCCTCGGGCCGGTTCTTTCCGTTGCAGCCCCACTTCGGGGTCAACCGGATCGCGACATGGGCACCCTCAACCAGCACCACGGTCAACACCAACGGCATGCCCCGCACGGCCGTCGGCACGGTTGCGACGCCAACTTTGGCCACCACCAACCTTTCCACCAGCATGCGGCGCTGGCGGGTGACCAGTGCCGCAACAGCCGACGCGGTGGCCGAAGAACGATCTGCAGGCTGGGTCTGCTGGCGCGGCAATGCTGATGGTTTGGGGGGATGGAACTACGTCAACCGGCTGTCTCTGACGACCCTGCAGGCCACCGGCATGGGGTTCTTCGGGCTTTATGGCTCGACTGCTGCGCTGGCCACCACGCTGACATTGGCGGCTGCGGTCAACTGCATCGGCATCGGCTTCCAGCGCGGCACCCATACCAACTGGCAGCTGGTGCACAACGATGGCTCCGGCGCGCCGACACTGACCGATCTGGGCGCAAGCTTCCCGGTCAACAGCCTGAGCAACGTATTGACGCTCTATATCGCCGCCGCGCCGAACGGATCCGACATCGGCGTCCGTGTGGTCGAGGAGGTCAGTGGTTCCGCGGTCGAATTCACCATCACCACCGACATGCCCGCCGCCACCCAGCTTCTGAGCCCGCGCAATTACATGAACAACGGCGCAACGGCGGCGGCCGTCGCCTACGACTGCTCGGGTGTCTACGTCGAGACCGATTACTGAAGGACAATCAAAATGACAGAAGAAAACTCTCTCCTGCAGGAGGTTGGTGCCGCATTGCGCGACCACGGCATCACCGCCGCCATCACCGCCTTGATCGGCGGCACGATTGCCCTGCTGGCGGCCGTCACGCGCCGGGCGTTCACCAACGACGCGATGCTGGCCCGTCTGGACCGCGAACTAATGGCCGAGCGTGACCGCGTGGATCGCCAGCGCGCCGAAGACCGCAAGGGCGACGCCGACCGGCTGGAGCGCATCGAGACAGATATCCGCGCCATGCGCGATCTGATGTTTGAAGCCTTCCAGCGCGGGCGCACCGACTGACTGACGACCAAACCCATCACCAAATCTTCCACCCGACCCGCCGCAGAGGCGGGTTTTGCATTTCTGGAGACCAATCATGCCAACCACGACCTATGCCCATTTCCGCGATGTCCCCGAAAGCGCCTGGCGCTGGCCCAGCTTTTCGCCCGCCGAGATCGCCTGCCGCGGCACAGGGGAGATCAAGATCAACACCGAGGCCATGGACAAGCTGCAGTCCTTGCGCAATCGCCTCGGCAAACCTCTGATCGTGCGGTCGGGCTATCGCAGCCCCAGCCACAACCGCGCGGTTGGGGGCGCGCGAGCCTCCAAACACATGCTGGGCATGGCGTTCGATATTGCCATGTCAAACCATGATCCCGCCACCTTCGCCGCAGCCGCCCGTGCCGTCGGCTTTCTGGGCTTTGGCACCTATCCGCGCTCCGGCTTCATGCATATCGATCTAGGCCCCGCGCGGTCTTGGGGCGAACCCTTCCCGGTTCGCGCAACACCCTTCGTGCCGGAGGTGCAGCCTGCCCGCGAAGTCCTGGCTGACAGCCGCACCCTGAGGGGCGGTGGTGCTGCAGGCATTGCCACTGTTGGCGCTGCCGGTGTCGAAGTCGCTCAAGACGTCCTGGCGGAAACCCAATCCGCCATCCTGCCGCTGGTGCCCTACCTCGACACCCTGCGCTGGGTGTTCATTGCCGTGGCGCTGATTGGCATCACCGTCGCCATTCACGCGCGGATCGACGACTGGAAGCGAGGCCAGCGATGATGGGCTGGATCATCACCACTCTCGCTAGCGGCCCGGCGCGCAAAGCGCTGGGCCTGTTTTTAGCGGCCACCGCTCTCGCCCTGTTCATCCTAAACCTCCGCCGAGCCGGGGAACGCACCGGGCGTTTGGCGGAGCGCCTTTCAACATCGGAGAGAACCCATGAAATTCAACGTCAGATGTTGGAGGTGGCCAGCCGTCGTCCCCGCGATCGTGATGATCTCACTCAGCGGCTGCGCGAGGGAGGTTTCTGATGGTTGGTCAGGCGTTTGCCTGCCTGTGGTGAAGTACAATCGAGATACGCAGGATCGCGCGGCATCGGAACTGAGGGGGCTGCCGGACAACTCTGCTATCACCGGAATGCTAAGCGATTATTCGGTGATGCGGGATCAGGCGCGCCGGTGTCTCTCACAATAAAAGCAGCTTCAATTACCCGCCTTCAACTAATACCGCGTTGATATGTATATCAATAAATGGGCGTCTTGGACGTTCAAAGAACCACAAAAGGAATTGGCCAATGTCCCCCCTTCACGCTAACATTATGGTCGAGCTTTCTGGAAATGATGGCAACGCATTTATGATCCTCGGGCTATGTCAAAAGGCAGCACGACGTGCCGCTCTTTCGGAGACAGATATTCAGTCCTTCACAGAAGAAGCAACGAAGAGCGACTATGACCACCTCATTAAAACCGCTTTGAGCTGGTTCAACTGCACATGATACGGTGAGAAGATGGCACCTCATTCGGCCATATCGCTGTTCACGCCATTCCATCCGCGTCTGCCATCTGCTTTTCAAACGCCTGCCGCACGAGCCCCATAACGTGAGGTAACTCCTCCATTGTGCTGATCGCAATTTCTGCGTCGCCGTTACCGTAGTGGCCAATGTGGGTCATGTCGCGAGCCAAACCCTTCTCATCATGGAGTTCATGAAACTTCATGTTTAACGACAGTCTGAGGCGTTTCGCTTGCGCCACGACATCCACAAAATTGGTTTCGGCCTTAAAGGCAATATACGATTTCACAATTTCCTCGGTCACGCAGGGATCGAGCGCCAAGACTGCTTTGCGCAATGCCTCAAACAGGTGGCGCATCGGGCCACCCTCGGCAACCGATGGATGATCATCAAGCGTAAACTCTTGGGCCTTCGCGACTTTCGGCTTCATCTGCGCGACAGCTTCAGCCGATAGTTTCGGCGCGGCCCAGACATGTGATGCCCGCATAGCCAACCGCTCGGCCCGATCCCGGATCGCAGCTTCATTCCAGGACTCGACGCCTCCAAGCCCTTCGTTCAGATGCAGCGGGCTTACTTTAAAACCGCCCTGCATGTCGCGCTTTTCAACAAATGGGCGGTCGCTATATTCTGAATTGTAGCCGGTGAGCGTAAGGTTGCCGAGCGTATGGAGCCAAGTTTCCTGAATGGTTTTCCAATCGTCACCCAACGCCATCCGCCATGCCTCGGAAAGATTGTCGTTCTGCGGCATGATATGCTCGATGGTGTATTCATCAACCGGAACGCGTTCCTTCCGGCCGTCATTCTCAAGACGGCGCAGCCAATATGAACGGCTACGAAAATTGTACAGATCGCGCCGCGCCAGCTCTAGTCGGAACTCCTCGTCATTTGGGAACCTCCTGTAGGACGGCAGCGTCATCAGATGCGCTTCGATGCTGTCGAGGTAACGTTCTTTCCGCAGCTCACGGCTGAAAGTCGCGAATGTCTTATTGAGTGAATTGGTTGGAATGGCGCAAATCGCCCGGCGAAAAACGTAGGATTCGATTAACCTCACGGCCCTCACGAAATCGGCCTTGGCCAGAACTTCCTTGGCGTAGTCATCATATAGTTCGAGCAAGAAGGGATAGGCGACGTCGACTTTCAATTCACGCAGATCCTGAAAGGCCGCTGCGAGTTCGCGATCTTCTTCCTTGCCAAGCGCCATTTTGGCGTAGTGATCGGCAAAGGCGTGAATGTCCGCAACCAGTTCATCGACGTTATGATCCACCCCGTTCTGCTCGTGAGCGTAGGCTTTGAAGGCCGCATAAACATCACGAACGTTGGGTATCTCTCCGGTCTTGAAAGTAAGCCTGAATCGGTGACTTCGCAGTCGACATTTGTTGATTTACCTATTGAGGTAAAGCACTTAGCCTTCATCTGAGATTAACCCTGCAGGTGAGCTCAGATGACCGACTTTATTGTCAAGAAACTGCCC